ACATGAAGTTAATATTCTAGGTGATGGTAGTGGTGCAAAAGTTGTCGTTGAAGTTAATAGCTCTGGTCAGATAACCAACGCTGTCATTTCTTCTGGCGGTAAAGGTTATACTTATGGAATGGTAGACTTAGGGTCAATCAATAGCAACTCCAGCACAAAGGCAGAGTTGATTCCAATCATCCCACCATCAAAGGGTCATGGATATGACATCTACAGAGAGTTGGGTGCTGATAAAGTCCTGGTTTATGCAAGATTTGATGATTCAACCAGAGACTTCCCAATAGATACCAAGTTTGCACAGATTGGTATTGTTAAGAATCCAACTTCTATTGGGTCTACATCAGTCTATACTGATAATGAATTCTCATCGTTGAGTGCTATCAAATTCTCTTCGGTAACTGGGTCTGTTTCTATTGGTGAAAGAATCAGTCAGTCTATTGCTGATGAGACTGCCAAGGCGAAAGGTTTTGTATCAGCATATGATACAGAAACGAATGTCCTTAAGTTTTTCAAGGATAGGTCACTGTATCTGAATCAGACTAACTTTGACCATGTAGATTATGTCGGTGTATCAACTTTGTCCAAGGTCTTAGACTTTGAATCATCGGCAAATGCTGTTACTGGAACTGGTGGTTTCTCTGGGTCTATCGATACTGGATTTACTGGTATTAGCACCAATCCTACTGGCAACAAACTTATTTCACTTGGTATGCAATTTACAAACGGGATTGCCTCACCAGAGATAAATAAAGGGTCAGGAGATGTAATTTATCTTGATAACCGCCCAGTGATTTCAAGAAATTCTAGACAAAAAGAAGACGTTAAAATTATCCTGGAATTCTAAAAAATGCCACAAAAAACGAATCTCAATATAAACCCCTATTATGACGACTTTGACAAGGGAGATAATTTCTATAGGGTTTTATTCAAACCAGGATTCCCTATCCAGGCTAGGGAGTTAACGACTTTACAGTCAATACTGCAAGACCAATTAGAGTCTTTCGGTAGTCATATGTTTAAAGAGGGGTCGATGGTGATCCCAGGAAACATAAACTATGATTCCGAATATTACTCAGTAAAGATTAATGATGAGCATCTTGGCATTGATGTTTCAGTTTATGCCGACAGTCTGATTGGAAAGAGACTGAAGGGACAAACTTCTGGGATTGTTGCAGTAGTTGATAGTTACGAATTAACGTCAGAAGCAAAGGGAATTACTGCTCTGACACTGTTTGTAAAATATACAAGCTCTGGCACAGATAATTCTGTTGAGTATTTCACTGATGGTGAAATTCTTTTAACACAAGATGCTTTCACTTATGGAAACACAACCATTAGTGAAGGTGAAAGCGTAGTTACTCTGGTAGAAGAAGATGCGTGTGCTAGAGGCACAGCAGTTTCTATTGGAGAAGGTGTATATTTTATTAGAGGCACCTTTGTAACTGTTAATAAGGACAAACTGGTCCTTGATGCATACACTGGAAACTCATCATACAGAGTTGGTCTTACAATCTTAGAAGAGTTTGTAACTGCAAAGGATGATGCTTCACTGTATGATAATGCAAAAGGATATTCTAACTATGCAGCACCAGGTGCTGATAGACTGAAAATCTCAGCAACCTTATCCAAGAAGAGTCTGACTGACTTTACTGATAAGAGTTTCGTTGAGTTGATTAGAATTGATGAAGGTGAAATCAAGAAGTTACAGGATAAGTCAAATTATAATTTAATCAGAGACTACTTTGCTAAGAGAACTTACGAAGAGTCTGGGGACTATGCTGTAGGTAAGTTTGGTGTAGAGGTCAAAGAATCTCTGAATGATGGCATCTCAAATGAAGGTGTATTCAACAGCGACCAAACTACAGAGCAAAACAATACTCCTTCAGACGATTTACTTTCAATCAAAGTATCTCCTGGTAAGGCATATGTAAGAGGATATGATATTGAGTCTGTTGGTACAACTATCCTTGATGTAGAGAAACCAAGAGATACTCAAAGTGTAAGAAATTCTCTTGTCCCATTTGAGTTTGGGACCTTGATGAGAGTCAATAATGTATTTTCGACTCCTTTCATTGGTGTTAATAACGCAAACAACACTGTTGAGTTGCGTAGTCAAAGAAAGGCATCTGGCACACCAACCTCTGGGGCAGGAGTTCAAGTAGGTGAAGCTAGAGTATACTCATTCAGTGTATCTGATGCCCCTCATACTGGCGACACTACTGAGTGGGATTTGTATCTGTTTGATGTCCAGACATACACCAGACTGACAATCAATAATTCGATTGCAACTGGCGATGTCCCCAATACATCATATGTCAGAGGTGTAAGCAGCGGTGCAAGTGGATATGTTACGACTTATGGTGGCACTACAGAAGTAACCCTGACTCAAACTTCTGGGTCATTCATTGTTGGTGAGCAAATTCTCATCAATGAAAGAGAAGACCTTTCAAGGTCTATTCAGTCAATCAAAGTTTATGGCATTCAGGATGTCAAGTCCGTTTATCAAGACTCAAGTACTTTCTCAGGACTATCTGTAGACTTTGCTGCTGATACCGTATTGCAGAGTTCTCTGCCCAAGTCATTCAGCATCACTGATACTGTAACTATTACAAGTGGTGGTAATGTAACTTCTCCAGGAAATTCTTTCACTGGTATCAAAACTGATACTATTGTCAGATATCAAATTTCTGGTCTGAGCACAGAAACTTATAATAGAGTTGAATCTGTCGCTGCTGATGGGTCATCGATGACTCTAGTATCGATACCTAATGTTGATGGTATTTGTAGTGGAGCACTTCCTGCAGCAACTGAAAGTGTTACATTTGCTCTTGGACAACCTTTAGTTGGTGATAAGGGTGGTCTTTATGCAAACATTCCTTCAGAGGATGTTTCTGCAGTAAGTCTTGCAGATTCAAACCTAATTGTAACAAAGCAAATCACTGGAGAAACAACAGATAGTGACGGACAACTTGTAGTCCCAATCAGCTCTGTTGGAATTACCAGTGCACTGTTTGAATCTTTTGACGCTGAAAGATACAGCATCGTCTATAGTAATGGTGCCATTGAAGATTTGACATCCGACCAGTTTAGTTTAGATTCTGGTGGATCTCAGATTACCTTTACTGGTCTGACAGCATCACAATCTAATGTTGTAGTCAATACAACAGTCAAGAAAATTAAAATCAAGAATAAGACCAAAGAATTTAATAGAAGTGCAAAGATTAATATCACCAATACATCTTCAGGGGTGTCTACCAGCACTTCAGGTCTTACAACCAGCTTCTTCTATGGCACCAGAGTTGAAGATAAAGAAATCTCTCTGAATGTCCCCGATGTAGCAAATGTTGTTGCAGTATATGAATCTCTGAATTCATCTTCACCTTCTCTTGATTCTTTAGACTTCCCATCAGGACTAGCACTCAATACAAATTCTATTCTTGGTGAGAAAATCACTGGTAGAACCAGTGGTGCCATTGCTCAAGTAGTTACAAGAGCTTCGGCAACCAATGTTGAGTTTGTATATCTCAACTCCAAGCAGTTTGTTGTTGGAGAAATTGTTGATTTTGAAGAATCTGACATCTCATCAACAATTCAAACAATCAATCTTGGCAACTATCAGAATATTACTAATAAGTATACTCTTGATAAGGGTCAAAGAGAGCACTACTACGATTATTCTAGAATTGTAAGAAAGACTGATGGTTATATTCCATCACACAGACTTCTGGTAATCTACAACAACTTCACAGTACCTTCTAATGATGCTGGTGATGTCTATACTGTAGATTCATATGATGATGAAAGATACACAAGCGATATCCCAGCATTGCCTAGTGGTGTAAGAGCATCTGATATCCTTGATTTTAGACCAAGAGTTGCTCCATTCACTTCAACGACTTCATCTCCATTTGGTTTTGCTAGCAGAAACTTTGCAACTACTGGCACCAACCCAACACTGGTAGTTTCTCCATCGGAGAGCTCACTGATTGGTTATGACTTCTATCTGCCAAGAATCGATAGAGTTGTATTGGATAAGTTAGGTAACTTTAGTGTCATTAAGGGCGTTTCTGCTCTCAATCCTAAGGCACCTACCAATGTTGAAGAAGCAATGGATATTGCAACTATTGAATATCCTGCTTATCTTTATAATACCGACGATGCAGTTATCAAACTCGTCGATAATAGAAGATACACGATGAGAGACATCGGTAAGATTGATGACAGAGTTTCAACTTTAGAAACTTTAACATCACTCTCTCTGCTTGAGTTGGATACCAAAACATTCCAAGTCAGAGATGCTGATGGTTTCGATAGATTTAAGTCTGGTTTCTTTGTTGATGACTTCAAGGATGTATCCAGACTTGACGCTAAACTGAGCACAGTAAATGTTGATGTTGTTGCTAGAGAGTTGCTGACTCCTATCGACTTCTACTCAGTAAAACCAGAAATCGCTATTGACCCAGCACTTAATGCTGATACTGCAGATTTCTCAGATGACCTTACTCTCTTGGACACTAATGTCCAGAAGACTGGTGATTTGATTACTCTGAAGTATGAAGAGAAAGGATGGATTGAGCAACCTCTAGCATCTAGAGTTGAGAATATCAACCCATTCAACATGATTCTCTTCACTGGTGTTGTAGAATTAACACCAAGCTCTGACAACTGGGTAAGAAATATCTATGTTGACGGTGGTGAGAGAACAATCACTGGTGACTTCAACGGGTCTTATATTGAAACTGTCAAGATTTCTAGCAGACCTGACGAATACATCAGGTCCAGAAATGTTGCATTTGCAGCAGGTGGTCTCAAGCCTCTGACAAGATACTATCCATTCATGGATGGCACCAGTGGTATCGATATTACTCCAAAACTCATCGAAATTGAGATGAGTTCTGGTGTATTTGAAATCGGTGAAACTGTCCAAGGTTTCATTGGTGGCACCAGACTGTTTAGTGCAAGAGTAATTCAACCTAATCACAAGACAGGCACATATAACAATCCAACAACCACATATAGCCTCAACCCATACAATACTAGCGTAACTCTTCCAACTGAGTATTCACAATCCTCAACTGTCCTTAACCATGATTCAGAAGCACTTGCTGATGAAGTATCTGGTAAGTATAGTGGTTTTGTTACCGTTGGAATGACACTTCTGGGCGAGACCAGTGGTGCTGAAGCAACCGTATCTAATATCAGAGTTGTTACAGATACCTTTGGTGATGTTGGTGGCACATTCTTCTTCAGAGACCCATTAGCATCCCCAACTCCACCACTGCGTTTCAGAACTGGCACTAAGACCTTCAAACTGACATCAAGCTCCACCAACGCAGAACCTCTGCCAGGAAGTCTCCTGATTAGTAAGGGTCAGACCACATACGCTACTAGCGGTAGAGTTGATACCTTCAGACAGACTAGAGTTACTGTTAGAACTCCACCCCCACCACCACCAGCTCCAGCACCACAGAGAGGCGGTGGTAAGGACCCACTGGCACAGTCATTCACAGTTGATGAAACTGGCGCATTCCTCACATCTGTTGACCTATTCTTTGCTAATAAGGATGATAACCAGAAGGTAACAGTTGAAGTTAGAAATGTTGAGTTGGGCACACCAACTGACCAAATTGTTGATGACTTCGCAAGAGTTACATTAGACCCATCTCAGATTACTACATCTACAGATGCTAGTGTAGCAACGAATGTCAAATTCCCTGGTCCAGTTTATCTGCAACCAAATACAGAGTATGCTCTGGTATTACTCTCGCCATATTCAGATAATTATGAAGTCTGGATTGGTAGAATGGGTGAGAAGACCGTCAATACGACGACTCTCCCAGATGCAGAAAGCGTAATCGTCACCAAGCAATACATTGGCGGAAGTCTCTTCAAGTCTCAAAACGGGACTATTTGGACTGCAAACCAGTTTGATGATATGAAGTTTAAGTTGTATAAGGCAGAGTTTGCAACTAACCCAGGCACTGCATACTTCTACAACCCAACTTTAGATACAAACCATGATTCTGCTAAGTTGAATTCTAACCCAGTTAGAACTCTTCCAAGAAAACTCAGAGTTGGTATTACAACCACTACAGCGCTGAATGATGTCCTGAAGGTTGGTAGAAAGGTAAGTGATACAACTGCCGCTGCTGGACCATACGGTTTCATTGAAAATGTTGGTGGTAGAGTTAATACTCTTGCAAGCACATTGGTTGGTGCTGGATACAGCAATGGCACATTTACTGGTGTCCCTCTGTATTCCATCACAGGATCTGGCACAGGCGCAGAAGCAACACTGGTATTCGCAAGTGGTGCATTGTCCAGCATCTCTGCAGTAACAACCGCTGGTAATGGATATGCGGTTGGCGATATCCTTGGCATTACAACTTCGAGTGTTGTCAAGGGTAGTGGAGCACAGATTACAGTATCCGCTCTGAATGGATTTGATACTCTGTATCTGACCAATGTCCAAGGTGAAGAGTTGACTGCAGGTCAAGACTTGGTTGTTTATAATGGAGCAACTGCTGTTTCTTATGCAAACACTGATATTCTTTCTTCCGCAACTGTAAGCAACCTTTATGATGGAAGAGTATTGGAAGTCACCCAATACAACCATGGTATGCACGCTGACAATAACATTGTCACACTTTCAGGAATTGAGCCTAACACGATTCCAACAACTCTTGACGCTTCTCTGGGTATCAGCAGCACGACTATTTCTGTTGCAAACACCAGCATATTTGCCACATATGAGGGTATCTCAACAACTTCTGGATACCTCAAGGTAAATGGAGAAATCATGTTCTACAGCGGAATCACCGCTGGGTCTGGTGGTGCTGGCACAATCGGTATCAGCACAAGAGGTGTTGATGGGTCTCTGGTAAGGTCTCATGGTATTGGTGATAGAGTATTCCCATATGAGTTGAATGGCATCTCACTCACTAAGATTAATACTCAGCACAATATGCCTTCAGATACAACTCTCAAGGGTGCTAGAGACATTGATAAGTATCACCTGCAAATCAGCAGAGGGTCTAGAACTTCTGGTGATTCTCAGTTGAGTTTCACTGATGAAAATTCTGTTGGTGGAGATAATGCTTCTTCATCCAGAAACATTCAATTCAATACCGTCACGCCACAGTTTAATGTCATAACACCTGGTGAGACCACAACTATCTCTGCACAAGTCAGGACAGTAAGTGGCACCAGTGCTGACGGGTCTGAAGCATCATTCATTGACCAAGGTTATGAGTCTGTTGAAATCAACAACGAAAATGAGCTTTCTTCGACAAGAATCGTTGCTTCTAAGGTCAATGAAACTACCAGACTGACTGACCTTCCTAAGAATAAGTCATTCACGGTTGGTCTTACCCTCAATTCTTCAGATAAAAATCTCTCACCAGTTATTGATACACAGAATGCAACTGTTATCTACGGTAGAAGCAGACTGAATTCACCAATCTCAAACTATGTAACTGATGGCGATGTCAATCTGGTTGAGGGTGATCCACATACCGCAGTTTATGTAAGCAGAAAAGTTTCTCTGGAGCAACCAGCATCTTCTCTGAAGGTTATCTTGGGTGCATACAGACATTCATCTGCAGATTTCAGAGTCCTCTATCAACTCTTTAGAGCAGACTCTAGTGAAGTTGAGCAATCATTCGAATTATTCCCAGGTTATGACAACCTGAAGGATACTGATGGTGATGGCTTCGGTGATGAAGTAATCGATTCTTCACTCAACAGTGGTAGAGCAGATTCCTTCATTCCTGCAAACAAAGATGGAGAATTCTCCGAATATCAATTCACCGTTGATGGTCTTGAGCAGTTTGTAGGATTTAGAATCAAGGTTGTCATGAGTGGCACCAATGAGGCATATGCGCCCAAATTCAAAGACATGAGAGTGATTGCCCTTGCATAATATGGAAAGAGTTGAAGGACACAAGCACCTGTTTCGTGAGGATTCAGGTGCTATTGTCAATACTGATACTAATGGTTATAATCAGTATGTTAAACTGAGATCGGAAAGAAGGAGACAAAGAGAAGAAATAGACGGTCTAAAACAAGATATCAGTGAAATCAAGTCCCTACTTATGGAGATCATCAATGGACCCAAACTCAATTCAACTGGAAACAATGACCAGAATGTTTGAATATGAAAAACATTCTAGACTTATTGATGAATTAAATATTGATGAGTTGAGAGAATGTGCTAAATCTTACTGCAAACTTTATTTGAAGCAGCAAGAAGTTGTCAGTAGTTTTGGTCGCCTTGATTCTGGTTTAGCATAAATACTTCTAAAGACCAACTTTACCATGGCAGTTTACGTCAGTAATATTGTTATCAATACCAGCACGACATTCGCTCAGTCATATACCCTGGAAAATATCAATACAAATGCCGTATTAGATTTAACAGGATATACTGGTAGGTCTGAGATGAGAAAGCATTCTGGTAGCACTACCGGAATAACAACTTTTACTGTCAGTTTTCCCGATAGAACTGGAGGACAAGTGCAGATTGGATTGACTACTACACAAACTGCAGCACTCAAACCTGGTCGTTATGTTTATGATTTACTCATCGATGATGGTAGCGGAACAGTTGATAGAGTGGTTGAAGGAATGGCAATCGTAAGTCAAGGAGTAACTCGCTAATGGCAAACATTAGAGTTAGAGTAGGTCAAAGAACAGGTCAAAAAGTAATCGCATCTAACAAGGCTGCTGCAAACTCTATTTCTTCAGCAACTGATGTAGATACTACAGGTAGAGCAAATAATACAGTTTTAATGTATGATAGTGCTACGGGCACTTACAAGCATGTAGACACAGCACAGATTGTTGACTTGTCTGATGGAACAGATGATGATTCATTTGATGCTGGTAGCTTCTGAAACACAAGGTAAAAAACAACTAAATAACTGTAAAGGTAAATAGTTTAAAAATGGCTACTCCTGTTTTACAGTTTAAGAGAGGTGCCTTTAGTAATTTGCCAGCGTTGAAGGCAGGTGAGCCTGGTTTTACGACTGACAAGTATGATTTTTATATTGGATTAGATAATACATCAGGTAACAATAAGTTCTTCGGATCTCACCGCTATTGGACTAGAGAGCAGAACACTGTAGGAAGTGGTGTAAACCTTGTTGAAGGTTTAAACAACGGGACGGACTATGTTACACTGAGAGCACCAGCGAGTGTAGGTGCTGCAGTAACATTTGTCTTCCCAGGATCTCAAGGTGCTGTTGACACATTCCTGAGAAACGATGGATCTGGAAATCTTTCCTGGGATTCAACCCTCACCAATGTCAGTCTTACAAATGCCAACTTAACTGGCATCACGACTATTGGTGCAACTGACTTAGATGTAAATGCTGGGTCTATTGATATTTCAGGTATCACAACCTTTAGTAATACAACTGACAATACTTTAGGTGATGAGAATACTGGTGCTGTCCAACTTGACGGCGGTATGGGTATTGCCAAAAACCTGACAGTTAAGCAAAACCTTCATGTTGGAGGTTACTCTGAGTTTGTTGGTGTTGCAACTTTCCGTGGCGGTACAATCAACCTTGGCGATTCTGATACTGATGATGTCGTAATTGGTGGTGAGTTTGCTTCTCACTTGATTCCTACAACAAATAATCTTTATGACCTTGGTGCAGGTGGCAAGGCATGGAGAAATGCAAACTTTGCTGGTGTAGGCACATTTGCAACTGGTGCTGTAATTGATGCAGTCCAAATCGGTCAGTCTGGAAACGCCGAGATTGACACTTCTGCAGGAAACCTGACTCTCGACTCTGCTGGTGGTACGGTTACTGTTGATGATAACCTGTCAGTAGTCGGTCAAACAGACCTCAATGGCGATGTAAATATTGGTGATGCTGTTACAGATTCTGTAACTGTCACTGGAAGATTTGATAGCGACCTGATTCCTCTTGACGACAGTCAAAGAGACCTTGGTACAACAGGTCTCAGATGGGCAGAAATCTATGGCGATGCGTTAACAATTGATAATGTCCAGATTGGCGTAAGTGGTACTGGAGAGATTGATACCGATGCTGGTAATCTGACTCTCGACTCTGCTGGTGGCACAGTTACTGTTGATGACAACTTAACTGTTACTGCAGGAAATGATATTGTCCTTAGCGATTTAACAAATACTAGAGTTCTGCTTGCTGGTGCTTCTAGCGAAATTACTGATAGTGCAGACCTCACCTTTACAGGCAATGTCCTTACAGTTGTCAATACAATTGATGTTACAACTGTTGAGGCAACAAACCTCAAAGCAAAGGATGGCACCACATCTATTACTATTAGTAACACAACTGGTAATGTAGGTGTTGCTAGTGACCTGACTGTCTCTGGAAACTTTACAGTCCTCGGGTCAACTACTGAAGTCAATACAGAAACTCTTCTGGTTGAAGATAGTCTGATTGAAGTTGGTCTTGTTAACAGTGGCGGAAGTCTTGTTGCTCCTTCATCTGATGCAAACATCGATGTTGGTGTTGTCTTCCACTATTATGATAGTGTTGCTAGAAAAGCTGCCATTTACTGGGACGACTCAGTATCAAGAATCGTTGTTGCTTCACAAGTCAGTGAAACTTCTAGTGTATTGACCGCTTCCACATATGCAGACTTCGAAATCGGTGGTCTCTATGTAAATGATTGTGCTGGGTCTTCTCAAGTTATTTCTTGCACAGGGTCTGAAAGATTCCTGGAGAATATCACGATTGATGCTGGCACATTCTGATAAATAACCGATAACTTATAAATATGGGTAGGAGCAATCCTACCCCTTTTTGTATCTATTGAAATGACTGAAAACGATTATAAAAATTTTATTACAGTATATCAACAAAAGTCTGCTGATTTTTTCGCTCAAATAGTTGCTCTTGAAGCAAGAATAATGACTTCTAATCAGATGATGGAAGCAATGAGTGCAAAGATTGCTGAACAAACTGCAGAGATTGAAAAATTAAAAGCAGCAAAATCCACCAGAAAAACAACAAAAGATAATTCATCTTCTGAGGAATTCTAATGGCACAACCATCAACACGCCAAGGTCTGATTGATTATTGTCTTAGGCGTCTAGGTGCTCCAGTATTGGAAATTAATGTAGACGACGACCAGATTGATGATTTGGTTGACGACGCACTACAACTTTTCAATGAGAGACACTTTGATGGTGTCGAAAGAATGTTTTTGAAGTATCAAATAACTCAAGCAGATATTAATAGAGGAAGTGCCACCAATCAAAGTGGAAGCACTAATACTGTTGGCATCGTAACCACAACCGCAACCTCAACGAATGTTGATGGACTTGGCACAGTAACTTCAAACTTCTACGAAACTTCAAACTTCATTCAGATTCCAGATTCTGTTGTAGGTATCGAAAAGATTTTTAAGTTTGATACCAGCTCAATATCTGGTGGAATGTTTAGTATTAAGTATCAGTTATTCCTGAATGACTTATACTACTTCAACTCTGTAGAACTTCTACAGTATTCGATGACAAAAACATACTTGGAAGATATTGACCATCTTTTAACTACAGATAAGCAAGTTAGATTCAATAAGAGGCAGGATAGATTATATCTGGATATTGACTGGAAGGCACAAACTGCTGGAGATTATATAGTCCTCGATTGCTACAGAGCATTAGACCCAGCATCATTTACTCAAGTATATAACGATAGTTTCTTGAAGAAATACTTGACTGCTCTTATTAAGAGACAGTGGGGACAAAACCTCATCAAGTTTAATGGCGTCAAACTTCCAGGTGGTATTGAGTTGAATGGAAGACAAATATATGATGATGCAGAAAAAGAGTTAGCGGATATTCAATCAAGAATGGCTATGGATTATGAACTTCCTCCTTACGACTTTATTGGATAATGGCACTTAACCCTTTCTTTTTACAAGGCTCTTCATCAGAGCAAAGACTCGTACAGGAGTTGATTAACGAGCAACTCAAAATTTATGGTGTCGAAGTAACTTACATTCCCAGAAAGTTTGTAAGAAAGCAAACCATCATTGAAGAGATTCAATCATCAACTTTCGATGATAATTTCTTGCTAGAAGCATACATCAATAACTTTGATGGTTATAGTGGTGCTGGCGATATTATGACTAAGTTTGGGGTAAGTATCAGAGATGAGTTATCTTTAACTGTCTCCAAAGAAAGATTTGAAGACTTTATTGCAGTCTTCCTTGAGGATATGGATGATGATGAAATTGAAGTTGCTACAAGACCAAGGGAGGGGGACTTAATTTATTTCCCACTGGGACAAAGATTGTTTGAAGTTAAGTTTGTAGAGCATGAAAATCCTTTCTATCAGTTAGGAAGAAATTATGTCTATGAACTAAAATGTGAACTCTTCGAATATGAGGATGAAGTTATTGATACTGGTGTTGATGAAATTACTGATACTTTAGACCAAACTGGATATATCAAGGACTTGATCTTAGTATCTGCTGGAACTACAGCAAGAGCAACAGCAGGTGTTGGCACCAGTTATGTTAAAGAAATATTCCTCAATAATGATGGTTCTGGTTATACCAGTGCTCCAACAGTAGTATTCTCCGCTCCAGATATTGGAGTCGGAAGAACAGCA